AAGCGGCATCGACCGAGTGATACAACTTTTCAGGCAAAACCGGCTGTTCATCTTCAATACATGCCGGGGTACGCTGGATGAGATTGGGCGTTACAGCCGGGTGGTGGACGATATGGGACAGCCGACGGAGAAGATCAAGAATAAAGAGACGTTCCATCGCCTGGACGCGTTGCGCTATATAGTGGGCTGGAAGATGGACCACCGCACGGTGAGCTTGTCGTGATGCGCGAGAGTGTTTCGACCCGCGTGCGGATGTGGTTGGCGCGTGGCCTGGTCAAGGCGTCGACCTTCTCGGTCGTCTTGCCTTGGGTCCGCGAGTCGTTGCTGACGCCATCGTTCCGCGCGCTGACAGACGAGGGCTACAAGCGCAACGCGGCCTTTTTCGCCTGCGTCTCGGCGCTCGCCATGTCTTTCCCGGAGCCGCCACTCGTCGTCTGGGACGGCGAGGGCGACGACGCCCAAAGGCTAGCGAGCCATCCGCTGCGCTTCCTGCTGCGCCGGCCCAACCCGCTGATGGGTGAAGACGAACTGGCGATATGGACGATTGTGTACATGGCGATTGGCGGCAACGCCTACTGGCACAAGGTGCGCGGCAAGTCGGGCAAGGTGATCGAGTTGTGGCCGTACCACGACGGTCAGATTGCTCCCACGCCAGGTGGTCCGACGTGGATCAGCGGCTACGAGTACGACGACGGGACGGGTCGCAAGACGCCCATTCCGGTGGAGGACATCGTCCACTTCAAGTGGCCCGCGCCCGATCCCCGGCAGCCCTGGATGGCCCAACCGCCGCTGGCCGCCGCCGCGCGCGAGGTAGACAGCGACAACGAGGCGACGCGCTATCTGTTTGCTATTCTCAAAAACGACGCCATCCCGCGTTCGGTTATCACGACGCCGGCCGAGGTGACGCTGACGCCGGAAGAGAAGATGGCGCTCAAGGCTGATTTTGCGCGGAAATACGGCGGCGACAATCGGGGCGAGGTGGCGGTCCTCGACGGCGGCGGCAAACTCGAACGCATGTCGCTCAACATCCAGGAGTTGGCGTTCGAGGCGTTGCACCGCATCCCCGAAGCGCGGATCGCGGCGGCCCTGCGCGTGCCGCCCATCGTGGCCGGGCTGAACGTTGGGTTGGAACGCAGCACATACTCGAACTATGGCGAGGCGGTCCGGCACTTCACACTCGGCACGCTCGTGCCGCTCTGGCGTATCATCGCCAGCGAAGTCGAAGCGGATCTGGGCAGTGAGTTCGGTGGCGTCGCCACGCGCCATGACCTGGGGCAGGTTCAAAGTCTCCAGGAGGATAAAAACGCGCAGTGGACGCGGGTGGATGCGGCGTTGCGGGCGGGGTGGATTACCGTCAACGAGGCGCGGCGTCATACCGGCCACAAGGAGATGCCCGGTGGGGACGTGCTGCTCTTGCCCAGCGGGGTGACGCCTGTGCCTCAAGAGCGACTGGCCGAAGTTGTGGCGACGCAGACCGACCGGGCGCTGACCCCGCCCCAAGGCGGCGG